GTTTATGTACCTGACCAGCAGGGTTGTCTCGAGACCATGTCAATCCAAGGGGGTACCCTTGCGACATCTCCGAAGTTTAGACCGCATAGTGTGTCTAAGGTTCGTGTTGGAATCGCTAAGACGAAGGGGAAGATGAGGGTCGTTACTATGCAATCGGAGTACGTTAAGAAGGTCTTACGACCTGTGCATAGTTCTTTATACGATCATCTTTCATCTTCTGGCTGGTTAGTGCGAGGCGAATTTGAGAAGTGCGATGCTGAAGCTGTGGCTGGGGATCAGCGGAGTGGTGAAGAGTTCATTGGCGGCGACTATGCCTCCGCGACTGATATGATTTACCATGAAGCTGTTCTTGTCATAGTGGATGTATTGTCGAAGTGTGAGTATTTGACCCCCGAGGAGCGCAATGTCCTTGTGGAGAGCTTTACTAACATATCTTGGAAATCGAAGTCCGGAAGACTTCACCCCATTCGCAGGGGTTCTATGATGGGTAACTTGGTCTCATTCCCTCTGCTTTGTTTACTTAACAAAGCATGTTATGATATCTGTTGTGACCAAGTTTTCGGGCCGGGTGCTCACCGTGTTGGGAGGTTCAATGGGGACGACTGTCTGTTTTCTGGTGATCGTCGCTTCTTTTCCGTATGGAAGGAAGTGACTGCCACCTACGGCCTTGTCGTCCAGGAGGAGAAGACTGGTGTTGGTCCTCGTTTCGGCGAGTTGAATAGCAAATGCTATGACTATATTGGTCATAGGTTCGTTGCCAAGCCTTTCCTCTCTTTCCTCCGTCCCAATCGTGAGACACCTGGTGATCTTCTTTCTGAGGTTATAGATGGTGTTAAGACGCTCAAGTGGAGTGTCCAGCAATGGGTTATTAATTTTGCGATGCGCTACGAGATCGGCATCCGTGAAATCCATGCGTCAACTATACCATCTCGTTGGTTCCGAATGCTTGTCAAGCGTTCATGGTTCCGAAAGAGAATTCGCTGTCCCCCCCCCCCTTTCTTGACTACCGGAGTCGAACGTAGCACCGGTGTCGTTATTGGACCTCCCCCTAGGGAGGAACTCATCCCAATGATTGACGAGTGTTGCCAGATGGCGCAGCGGTTTACTGCGAGCTTTTGGACTGGTCGCGACATCTCCACCCCTAGGGGTGTTAATGGAGATGTTCCTGCGCCTGGTCCGCTTCGCACGTATGTTAATAACCGTCGGCTTCGCCATGGTATTTTCGACCTCAAG